GTTGAAGTGGCATCACCTGCATAACGAACTACGCCGGCTGCATTCAGGAGATCGATCTGAAGTTGATCTTCAGTAATCTCATTGGCAGCTTTTACAGACTCGTTGGTGAGATGCATCAGCAACTCTTCATCGGTATCGAAGTCCATGGATTCCTGGGTGTATTCATCGAAGAAACCAAACTTCTCAAGAGTACCGGTCAATTCGATACGCTTCATACCAACACGGTTGACCCGACCACCCGTTTCAGACAGAACCGGGATCTTGGAAGCAATGACACCTACATCCTTGGAGGAACCATAGAGGTTTCCAAAGTTGTAGTATTCATCACCCGTATTTTCTACGGTGGTAACCCAACTCAACCCATCCAGAATAACCTTGGAAGCTGCATAGTTGGCTGTGCCGGCTGCTACGTAACCCTGTTGAATACTCCAGGCCCAGTACTTGCCTTCAGCAATAGCATCAGCAGCAGCTTTAGCTGCACCAGTATTGGCACCACTTACCACACCTTCAAAGTAGTAGGTCATGCCACCTTCTGCAGCAGGAGCTGTAATGGAAATAACCTGCTTTGCCAGGGTAACGTTGGCATCGAAATCAGCCGATAGTGAAATACCAGCAGCATCAATACCCTGATCGTTCATATTGCGATCATCCAGAATTGGCATGTAATGATACTGTTTGATATTTTTGCCCATGTTCTTGGGCATAGCGGTAACATCGGCCATCTGGCCGAAGTACATTTCTTTGGCCGCTTCTACTAGTGCTTTGCGTTTGTAGAAGTCGGTACGGATTTGCGAACCAACAGTGGAAGTAGTACCTGCCGAGTTCCCATATACATTTGGTGCTTCAAAAGTCGTAGCCATCAGGCTTCTCCTGTAAGTGTCAAAAAATTACAGGGAATAGATATCAAATTTCTCAATGTCCTCGTCTGACATAGTCAAGAAATTCGGCACTTTTTTCCCTGTGCTGGCAGTTCCCTTTGTGGGGCTTGCAGCTCGTTTGCGATTCCGCAAATTTTCAGCTTCCGCTGAACTTGATCCAGAATCCTGGCTGTAACCCTGGGTGGTATTGCCTGTAGAGGATGATCCATTCGATTTGAATTTAAACAATCCATTCTCCTGCATTGCATCGCCTACCATTTTGTACGCTTCCAGGTCAGACAGGCCAGACAATCTTCCGAAGGTTCGTTCAGTCTGCATTCTATCGGCAATCTGCTCGAAAAGACCTTCACCAACATGATCGTTGATGGTTCGGATAATAGCTGGGTTGTCTAGCAATAACTTTCTACTGGCCGTATCCCATTGCTTGGTAATGACATTCACAGTCTGATCAAAAGCAGGCGTATTGCGAATCTCATCAATAACGTCATCTAGGGCGATTTCATTATCACCAAGCATGTAGTCATTGGGCAGGTAGTTGTTATCGTCCTCAATATTCAGATCCATTGGATCAATTTCACTGTCCTTGAGGAGTTTCTTGATAGCCTCTGGGTTTTTCTTACTCAAATCTATCAAGTAATTGACCTTGTCAACATCGACAAGGCCATTCTTCTCCAAGGTTTTTAGCACCCGACGATACGGCTTCATAGCCTGCATCTTCTGAGCATAATCCACACCCATTTGCATCAACCTACGGGCATCATCGACATTGTCGATTTTGATTTCCCGCTTAGCTGCTTTAAAGGGTGCCATAACCTTGGCAAACTCTGACTGGTAATCTAAAGTCTTGGTTGATTCATCAGTATCCACAGTTCTCTTGGAGCCAGCATCTGCTTCCTGGTTGGAGGCGGAGGTTTGCTCTTCTTGATCTATAGTCTGTGTATCAGTGCCCGGATCTATATCTTGCTGGTCAGAGGTAGAATCCGCACCCCTGCTATCGTCATCTGAAGAATCATCTACAGGGTCGGCACCATCCGTTACGTCTGTATTGTTGTCTGCAGGTTCCGTAGCAGTTGCGGACAGGTTTTCGTTCTGTGTTTGTGCAGAACTAGAATCGTCATCTGGAAGCGTTGTGGCATCCAGATTGGTAATTTCATCATCTGACATTTCAGCCAGGTTTACATTACGGTTTGTTGCGCTCATTGCAGTGTACCGTCTTGTGAAAGTTGTTCTTCAAGCAATTCTTCTCGAGTTAATTCTTGTTCTCTCAAAGCTGCTTGAGACATATTTCCTAATTGGTAGACAGCTCCGAAATGCTGCCTTAATACACCAATACCCGTTATCTTATCTTCGATTTGCTTTAATTCCCTGGGATTATCCACCATAGGATCTGCACGAAGTAATACCAGTCTACTCGCTTCCTGTACAAAATAATCATCCAGAAAGATTAATTTGAAATCTGCATTACTATGCAAACGGCTTAAAGCATCAGCTCTTTTTATATCATATTTAGCCGTTTCCATATCAATTTCGATTCGGTGAATCTGGCTTTCCTGTTCATCTTCCATTACGTTTCTCACTTATTGATTGGGGGGATAGGCTGTTAAGCCCCATTGCCACCGTCTTTAAGAGCAGCATCCAATACCTTTAACCGCATATTGGCTTCTGCCTGGGCACCGTGTTTCTGGAGTTCTCGCTCTTGCTTAGTTCCAGACTCTTGTTCAACGAAATCAAGATCTTGTTTATCAGCTGTTGAACCTTCTTTCCTTGCTCTTGCCAGGTCAAGTTGAGCTTCTGCTTCATTTTCCATGGCTTCGGAGTTGGTTTTACGAATTTCAGCTTCCATTTTAGCCATTTCCAGCTTATGCATTTCTTCTGCCATGGGATCTGGCTCTGGTTTGAATTCTTTCAGTCTCTTGGCCAATTCTGGCATCTTGCGTAATCGAGCAATGTCTTCCAGGATCAATTGAGAAAGTTCCAGGGGCATGCTATTACCCATGGTTTGCAGCATAAAGGAAAGCTCTTCAGCCTTGGCATTATCCGTTTCTGCTGTACTGATCTGCAGCTGGATATCAATACGCCCTGCCAAATCATCCCGTTGGATGGTAATGAATTCTTCATTGGTAACTCGAACTACCTCTTCCTCTGACAGGAAGACGGCATTCATAGCCATGATCTTACGGCCAATTTCGGTTACACCCTTGGCCAACCTACGGAGAATGCCTAATTCGCGCTTAGAAGCCGCATCCAAGGCTCCACGGACTCCTGTGGCTACCTTGCCCAGGGATTCTCCCGAGATACCGCCACTGTAAGCTTTGACCCCGGTCAAGGATTCTGCTTCCATGTTCTGTAGTTGCAGCATGAACTGGGCTGAATTGGGTATTTCCGGGTATACGTGACTGAAGAAAGCTGCCCGGGGATCGATATGGGCATTGTATGAATAATCCATTCCCGCATCGTATTTTCGTTGGTTGGTCACATCCAGGGCATCTTTTCGTACACCGGTTTGACCAGCTGCTGCCCTGCCCATGATATCCATCATGCCGCGGGTAACTGCTCCGGCAACCTTTTGATTATCCTCGAGCAATTCTCCATCTGGTTCGCCATAAACGTTTTTACGTTTGGGTAGATACTGGACTTTAACAAAAGGAAGACCCTCATCCGGGAAAGGCGAGTCTTCCATCCGAATAAGGGTATCCCCCACCCAAGTACCCACTATAGGTTTGGTCATTCCCGTATCATGAATATCCCAATAGCCCCAATACTCATAGGCATAGAATTTCTTACGGGGTTTGTCTTTGAAATTGAAGGAACCGGTATTTTCTTCATTACCCAGTTCAGAACCATTCTGGATCGAATGTGCATCGGTATTGATCGATTCCAGGTTGTGATAATAACCTGCTTTTTCCAGGTCACTTAGATTGGTTTCAAACTGGAAGATAACAAAATTGGCTTTAGAGAGATCCCCTTTACAACTGGGATCGATAATAACAGAAGCATAATCACATACTTCAATTGTTGGCTGGTTGACGAGGGTTTTCATAACCTTCTTCATACCATCCTGAACCATCTCAACCGGCCTGCCGGCTTCCATCGAAACTTGCACAGTTTCCATCAAATCAGGTGGAAATTGTTCTGCCATTTGAGGATTTTCCATCAAAGCAACAGCAGCCTTGGTAACAATCTCAAGCAAAAAAGGATCAGTAATAGGCCGAGGAACTATATTGGGAACTTCAATTTCTTCTTCTTTGAAGTTCCAG